ATTTGTACCGGGTTTTGGTTTCTACGGATTAGGACTAATACATTTCTTAGGTAATCTTACAATGTCAGCTACGGCAGCAATGAGAGCTTTGGTTGATGCTGGACAGTTTGCAAACTTACCGGGTGGATTTAAAGCTAGAGGGGTTCGTGTAGTAGGAGATAACTCACCAATAATGCCCGGAGAATTTCGGGATGTTGAATCAACAGGTATAGATTTAAACAAGTCGATAGTGCCCCTACCTTATAAAGAACCATCACAAGTTCTGTTTCAAATGCTTGGATTCTTAGCAACAGCTGGTCAGAAGTTTGCTGACACGACAGAACAGGTTGTGTCTGATGCATCGAACTATGGTCCGGTTGGCACGACATTAGCATTACTAGAAGCATCAGGTAAGTTCTTTTCAGCAATTCACAAACGACTCCACAAGTCTCAACGAGACGAGTTTAAAATATTAGCTCGTATTAATTTCGAGTTTTTACCTCCTGATTATCCCTATGATGTAGTCGGAGGTCAAGCACAAATTAAAAAACAAGATTTTGATGGACGAGTAGATATTCTTCCAGTATCAGATCCAAACATACCATCAAGTGCTCATAGATTAGCTCAGTCACAATTAATTTTTCAAATGGCATCACAAGCAACTCCGGGTACATTCAATATGAAAGAAGTGTATAAATCTGTATTAACATCAGCTAATGTAGATAATCCTGAAAGATTTATTATTGAAAAACCACCAGCTCAGCCACAAGATCCAATAGCTGATATTATGATGGCTACACAAGGTAAACCAATAAAAGCTTTCCCGGGTCAGGACCACGATGCTCACATACAGGTGAAGTCGGCTTACGTGCAAGACCCACTTAACGGAGCTAATCCAGTTATGAAACAAGTAACTCCAGTTTTATTAGCTAACATTAGAGAACACATGGTTCTACGATTCCAAGAACAAATGGGTGGATTGATGAAAGCTCAAGAAGGTCAGGTAGACCAAGGAGCTACGATGGGTATGATTATGTCTGAGTCAGCCAAACAAATTCTTGAAGCTAATAAATTAAAAGCACAAGGTGGTTTAGATAGTATTGAACAACAAAATCTTAACTTACAAAAACAACAACTTGAATTAGACAAAGTTCAAAAAGGAATAGATGCTCAGAAGACAGCAGCTGAGTTAAACTTCAAAGATAGAGAGCTTGATCTTAAATCTAAAGAAGTTGACATTGATGCTATGGTTGAGGCTGCTAAAATAGAAGATGCTAAAAAGAAAAATAATGATCAACTAACATCTAAAGTTGTTATGGACTTACTTAAATTAGTAGGACAACAAGATGCAAAACAACCACCAATAAATTTAGCACCGGGTGGTTCTGTTCCAACAGCTTCATTTATGGCTGATAGTAGTAAAATGGGACAACAAACAGCTAATATAGCTGATCCAGGAATGCAAGCAGCCCAAGCTATGATGTTGGCTGCTGATGCGGTGGGTGGAGGTGGCCTTATGGCTAATGTTGCACCACCTATGGACAAACCAAGAGATATGGGTTCCCCTATGCCTACCCCAACCCCTACTGAACCACCGGCTCCTGAGATGAGTGATGAACAGTTGTCAAAAGAAGTTTTTGGTGATATACCTAAAACTGTAGGAGAGGGAACGACAACAGAAGGACTAGAGGTACCAGAAATTATGACAAGTAATTTTATTATTGATGAAGCTTTTAACAGACTTCAAATACAAGACAGAGATAAAGCTAAATCTAATTTAGACGTGTTTACAGAAATTATAGCTGAGATGGAAAGTGATAAAAATCCACAAGCTAAGAACCCAAAAAGCACAGCTGCGGGATTATTTCAATATACAAAACCATCACTCGTAACAGCTAAACAACGATATAAAAATATAGCTGACAGAGTTGGTATAGAAGACATTCCGGATTCTATAGAAAAAGCTAAAGATGCTCGTGAGCTATCTGGGGATGATCAAACAGTTTTATTTCTAGCTGATACATTTGAAAAACCGGGTAGTGATAAATATATGAAAGCTATATTAGAGGCTGATGATTATGAAACTTTAACAGCAGCTACTCAACAACTTTACAATGAACTCCACCATACTGATGTAAAAAAACAAGAAAATGAAAGATTTGCAAAAGTAGCCATGAGAGTTGGCGGCAGAGTTAAAACGACTTAATGGATTATATCACTAACCACGGTGTGGAACTTCCTGATCCTGCCGTTTGTTTTGATGATGAAAGTTATGAACCCAGTAATAATGACGTACCTAAAACATACGAAGTGTTGTTACGGGCTATACGAGAGTTAGATCTAAATTTATTTTCTTCAGGTGTTAACAGTCTTTACAATAATGTTAAACCCACAGTTACTGTTCAGAATCAACTTAAATCTGCTTTAGTTGGTTTTGCATTACTACAACAATCTAAAAATATATCATATAATGGACCAAAACAATTTAAAGAGCTAGGTTACTACGATACTATTATTGATACCGATTCTCTACTTGCTTGTCTTGAGAAAGATATAGTTGAACTAAAATCGTTAAAACCTATTAGAAATACACGAATGCAAGATAGAATGTTAACCATACCATTGAGTCATAAAGCTTTTGACATTCTTAATGATACTTACAATAAATTAAAATTATTACCCAAACCGTATTCTATTACAAATATTAATTTACACGTAAGTGATAAAGACGATACTTTTAATGAATACTTTCAAACGGATCAAAGGCATAAACCCAAGAATGATTTATACACATTACATATAGATCCAAAGTATAATTATATCAAGACAATCATATATCTTAATACAGTTCAACGAGGTAATGGTCCTTTTGCTTACATACCTGAGAGCCATAGATGGAAGTTTGATGATGTTGAAATGTTATTTTGTAAAAGCAATCAGTTAGTTAATACATTATCAACTGTAGAAGAAAGAAAAATAAATGCTGGTCTTCCGTTATGGGCTAGAAAAAATTCATACTTCTCAAGACAATTTAAAAATAACACTCCACTATCAAAACATTTGTATAAAAATTTAAAACACTTTACATCTGATGAAAGTAATTTTATACTATTTGAACCGAACTTTGGTTGGCACAGAGGCACTCATGTGCAGACAGGAGAACGGATTGCTTTACAAATAATACTAAAACCAAATGGAGATAAATAATTATGAAATGTTGGCATTGTCACACAGAATTAATATGGGGTGGAGATCATGATGTTGAAGATGAAGAGAACGAATATTTAATAGTATCAAACTTTACCTGTCCTGGTTGTGGATCTCATGTTGATGTTTATTTCCCCAAAGAACCTAAAGGCACAGCTATAAAAAGCCATTTAAAATATTATGACAGTTAAATTATCTAAAGAAGTATTACAACGACGAGTGTTTAACCCTTACTATTATGATTTACATGTTAAAGAATTTTTAATAGGGAAAACAAAACAATATATTAATTCAAACGCAACAGTATTAGACGTCGGAGCTGGTGTGGGTCAATACACACGATGGTTTACAAAACATGCTGACCATGTAAAAGGTTACGAAGCTGTTCCAGAAGTTTACGAACAGTTATGTAAAGTTCAAGATGATTACCTTAATTTTACTCCTTTTAATTTAGCTGTTAGTGATAAAGCTGGCAAACAAAAATTTTATGTTGATGATAAACGACTATCTAATTCATCATTTCAAAATTTAGTTGATGGCATACCGATTGACGTTGAAGTTGTAAAATTAGATGAACATTGTAAATCAGTTAATAATGTTTGTTTTATAAAAATAGATACTGAGGGTACAGAATTAGATGTATTAAATGGTGCACAAAATATTATTGACAAACACAAACCTCATATGATGATAGAGATTTATGATAAGTTTAATAAATATCCAGTGGATACTACTTTTAAATTTTGTTTTGATAGAGGATACTCTTGCTTCTATAATCACAGAGGTCAAGGATTAAAACCAATAAACGACATTGAACATGGTGTAAAGGTAGCCATGACAATGCCTGAAATAACTGACGGAGATTTTTTGTTTTTACATGGCAGTCGAACTTAAAAATAGTATGTTTATACACGTTCCTAAAACTGGGGGACGATGGGTAAAACAGATGTTGTTTAATTATGTAGACGGAGCTAAAGCTGTTGGTGATGAGATATATAATTCTCATAATACACCACCTACACATAAAGAAACGTTTGCTTTTTTAAGACATCCTATGACATTTGTGCATAGTTTGTTTCATCATAGAGCTAGAAAAAAAGCAAATAAGTATGGTAATAAATGGAATTGGCAAGAGGACATTAGACTTGAAAGACAATGTAAAGCTGAAGATTATGAAACATTCCTGACTAAAATAGTCGAGAATAAAAATGTTGTTAGAGATTATTATAATCATTATACGACTGATCATTATCCTAATATTAAGTTTGGTTATATGGAGAGCTTGTGTAAAGATCTTATAATTATGATTGATGCTCTTGGTGAGAAGTTTGATGAACCATCTATTGCTATGCATGGTAAATTAATAGTTGGTGGTCGAGATGCTGGTGGTCCCATAACTGTACAAGAGGCAATGATTAAACAAGAATATCTTGATGCAATGTATGAATCTGAAAAAGAATTATTTGAAAGACATGAAGTATGGATGCCATCCTAGACTATTTACGAAAACAATTAACCGAACAAAAAAATAATTTAACTGAAACAATAACCAGTGGGTCAGCTGAAAATTTTGCAGAGTACAAATACCAGATTGGAATTATTGAAGGGTTGACTATAGCTTTAGAAGAGATTAAATTAACAGAAAAAAACTTATATAATGACACAGAAGAAGGAGAGCAATAAATGAAAGCAGCAGGAGTAGCAACAACGGTAGCTGGTAACGACGATTGGATTACTAACAAAGAAGCCCCTGACCCGAAAGTATTACCCGATATACCGGGTTATCACGTTCTGATTAGGCCTGTAGCAATTAGAGAAAAAACAAAAGGAGGTATTTTACTTCCTGATAAATTTAAAGACGATGCTAAATATTTGACAACTCTTGGTCGTGTCTTAAAAGTTGGTGAATTAGCTTATGCTGATCACGATAAATTTAAGGGGCGGTCATGGTGCAAACCTGGTGACTATGTTGTTTATGGTAAATATCAAGGCGATAAGTTTTTTTATAAAGGTATTAGAATGCTGTTGTTGTTTGATGACCAGATACTTATGGTTGTTCCTGACCCAGCTGATCTTGATCCAAACTATTTGGATGTAGATAGTAAATAACATATAATAATAACTTAACGTAATCGTAACTCGTAACTGCGGAGAAAACATGAACGAAGAAAATAAATCACAAGACGATGGCTATCAAGAGGTAGACATCTCAAACCCACAACCAGAACAACAACCAGCTGAAGCTCCTGTTAAACAAGAGCCTGAATATGTTGTTGAGGGTCTAAGTGGACTAGAAGAAAAAAAACCAGAACCAGAAGTTGAAATTGAAACTACAGACGTTGAAGCTACTAAAGAGCTTGATGGTATAGAAACCGAAGGGGCTAGGAAAAGAATTAACAGACTAGTAAAACAACGAAAAGAAAAAGAAGAAAAGTTGTTGTTAGCTGAACAACAAATACAACAGCTTCAAGAACAGTTAAATTCTCAAGATAAAAAACTAAAAGATACTGAGATAGCTAGTCTTACTAATCAAGAGAAAAGTTTACAACAACAACTTAAAAATTCTGAAGAAGCTTACAAGTCAGCCTATGACTCTGGCGATAAAGATAAAATGTTGGAAGCACAAAAAGCTATTGCCGATGCTACAACAAAATTACAATTTGTTGATGCAAAACGATGGTATCAACAAGATCAACAAAGTAAACAAAAACAAGAACAACCACAACAACCACAACAAGCTCAGCAAAGAGTTAAACCAAACAGTTTAGCTATTGAGTGGAAAGAAGATAATGAAACGTGGTTTCAAAAAGATCCTATTATGACTCAAGGTGCTTTAGTGATTAATCAACAACTTTTACAAGAGGGCTTTGATCCGGACACTAAAGAGTTCTATAATGAGGTATCGAGGAGAATCAAAAAAGAATTTCCTCATAAATTCGGAGAGCAGGATGATCCGACAAAACCTGCTCAAGTGGTGGCTGGAAAGTCACGTACTTCGGCCTCGTCTAAAGGTAAGATAAGACTATCTCAAGAAGATGTCCGTCTTGCTAAAAAGATGGGAGTACCACTTGATGTGTATGCTAAAGAAAAAGCCAAGGTCGAGAAGGCCG